CGAAAATATCCTCAACCTTGCCGAGCCAAGCCAGCGCTTCTGGCGGAAGCTCGGGAGCCATCGACTCGATTTTCCCCGCCATGCCGTTCGGATCAGTCAGAACCCCACCGGGGGCCAGCATGGCGCGGGCCTTTTCCTCTGTGATGTTCTGGAAGCCAGAGAAAGCGCGAGGCGGTGAGGCGCGAAGCTTGAAGATGGAGTCGATGCTGTTGACCAGCCGACTCAGGAGCATCTGAGGCTCATAGATCGTGGCCAATTCCGAACGGCCCCAGAAGTAGTTGGGAACCTCGTTCGAGCAGACCTTCACGAAGGGATGAATGCCCTTACCCATGTCGCTGCAATTGCGGCGCTTGTATTTGCCTTCGATAATGATCCCAGGATCGACCTGACGAATCGTCGTCCAGTCCTCTCGGTCATCATCCCAAACCCAGAGATCATCGACCCGGACCAGATCAGCGGCGACATCTCGCGCCAGCATAGGCTGGTTAGGAGCAGTGATCCCCACCGCACCGTATTGCTGGCCACTGTTGGCTGACTGAGTCCCCGGAACGTTGAGCGGAGAAATCCCACCCATGACGATTTCGTGGAAATACGAGTCGCCAATCTCGTCATCGACCCGGTTAACAGATGATCCTGACACGCGCTGGAGGATTTCCTCGCGGTCAGGGTGCCCGGCGATCAGCCGCTTAAAGGCGGCGCGGGTCATGTAGAAGCTGTGAGTAAAGGCTTCCTGACGATTCAGGTCAGCGATGTCCTCACGGTAAACGCCGAAGAACGATTGCGGGATTACCCACGGCTCATAGCCGCGAGCCCCATAGGTTAGCTTCGCAATAGCCGCCCCTTCGACCAAAGACATCTCATTGGCCTGTGAGAATGTGGTCCCGCAGCCACGGCGATTAAAATTCCGGTTGATGTAGCGGCTGGCCGAGCGGGCGATATCGCTCCACTTGTCCGTACCCGACCCCTCGAAATCGACCGAGAACTTGACCTCAGCCGGGCTGAACAGGAACGAGGTGAGCTTATCGACGTGGCTATAGGAGCGGTTGTACTTCGACGGCTGGGGCCCGTTCGACCCTGTGTAGAAAATCGACCGCCAAGTCCGGGCCTGAAGACGGCGGCTCTCCAGAGAGACGAGGCACTGCCCAACTAACTCAGCCGCAAAGTTGGAAAGCTTCTGAGAGTCCCCCGGAATGTGCATCTTATCCCCTAGCTCGCCCCATGACGTTCAGTTTGATCGGCGGCATACTGCCTGTCTCACGACCCTTTTCCAATAGACCCACCGCATCCACGCTATCCTTGGATACTTGGCGCGCGACGGCCATTGGATCGCCGCCTCCCGGCATACCACCCTGCCAGTAGTTGCTGGCCTGAGGATCGACCAACTTTTTGGCTTCTTCAGCCGCGACCCCAGCTTGGACGATCTCTCGCATAATAACTTCGCGTTCAGCCCCTTGGATCGGAGATGGGCCCTTGAAGGCGATATCGCCCTCGCGCTGATTATCCTGCATGTCCGTCATACCCATCGTCTCGGCTATGGCGAAAGCGGTATCGACGGCCTTGGCTTTCGACCCTACCAGCGCCGGAGCGCCAGGGATGTGCTTGGCGTTGGCCGCGCAGACAGGGCAATCGGGAAGGGTGTCCCCGTCCTCATAGCCCCGGAGGACAAATTCAAACTCGCAGTCGTCGCAAAGCAGGGTGATCGTGCGGCGCATATTAATTCTCCAAGAGCCGACGCAATTCGGCTTCGCTGCGATCCCTCGCTTTTTGGGCGAAGAACTGGGGGATGATTCCTGTGACGACCTGCGTACCAGCGGCAAGCATCTGGGTTTGGCGGGCGGATTCCTTAGCGAAGGTCCGCCCCTCTTCCATCATGTTGACCCGGACCCACTTCTGCCACGCATAGCACGCGAGGGCGGCGGCGACTGGGCGATCATCTTTGTTGCGCCCGGAAGCCTGAATCGCCACGCCATTCTGCACGATAGTCTTCATTTCGGTCAGAAGAGGTATAGAGCGAATAACCACTTCTTCTGTGTGGTATCGATCCCTAAACCCATTCATCAAGTCTGGTTTGTTTCTGTAACTTGTCGTCCAATTGTAAACATAACCGGAAGATGGACTATCAGGACGGTGATAAAGGAACCATCTTGCTTGATCCAAAGCCTGTTTGCTGTCGAAAGATGCTTCAAGATCGAACCGGAGATGCGACAAGTTGATCTGCTGCCGTAGGCTCATCATCTCGTTCATGATCTGAATCCCCGGACCATTGATCTCCAGGTTTATCAGACAGTCACGGTACGATCCGGCCAGATGCGCCAAGACCCAAGCCATGTGGCGTGTGTCGGGAATCTTGGTGTTCCACTCGGCCACCTGAACAACCTTGTCCGCGTAGCAGCGCCACACGCTGATGACGTGGTTATCGCTCTTTTCCGAGCGGCCATAGGCTACGTCCGCGCCCATTACGTAGCGGGCGTTCTTGACCGGGCGCTCCCAGATGCGCAGTTCGGCCAGTTGCCCGGCCATGACCTGCTCACACTTCATGGTCAGGAAGTTGTTGCCAAGGTCGTAGCGATAGCCCTCAAAGCCAACGCCGCGATCCCTGAGAAACTTCTCGTCCTCAGTGAGTCTAGCGCCTTGGAAGAAGGCTGAACCCGTCGCTTGCCACGCGACATCTTCGTGCCACGGGAACTCTTCAAGCAAGCTACTCTCGGCCTGAGTCGACGCCTTCTTGCGCCACCACGCCCACTGCTCAGGTTGCATGTCATGGCCGTAGTCCGCCTTGATCAGCAGCGCCATCGCCTGCTCAACTTCATCGAGAATAGGATTGGCCAGCCACCACCGCTGGAACTCCGACGAGTCAGCCTCGATCCGGTAAAGCTCCTTCGACCACCAGCCGATGAAGAAGGCGCGCTGCTCAGGATCGTTCTTCGCCTCTTGGAACAAGTCGTAGAAGGCGTTCAGGCCAAGAGCCGTGGACTCCCAGATGTAGAGGCGATTCGGGTTGTGAGTCGCCAGTGAGGCCTTGAGGGTATCAATCCCCTTCTGGTCGCCCCAGCGACCCATCTCACTCGCATGGAGGAAACTGAAGGCACGCGAGCGGCCAAGGCCAGAGTTCTTGCCGGTCCCCGCCTGCATGTATTGGATGCGCGACCCGTTGGCGAAGGTTAGGGCGTTACGGTTGTGACTCTTGACCGGGATACGAAAGCCAGGGGGCAGGCTCTCCAGCATCGTCGTGATCGTGGACCGAAAGATTTCCCGGTTGTCGCTGGTGTCCGCGATGATCGCCCCTTGGAGTCCGGGGTTCATGTGACACCAGAAGATATCCAGCAGAAGCAGGATCGTCGTCATGCCCAACTGCCGGGCTTTGAGACAAACAGCATGGAACTGGCCATTCGCCAGCGCTTCATCAAGTTCGATCAGGAACCGCTCTTGCGCTCCGTAGAGCGTGATCGGGCCCGGCTCGATCATTTCCTTTGACGGGACTTTGACCTTCGTGATGAAGATCAGGAACGCCGGGAACCAGCTATTCTTCCAACGGCGCTTCATTGAGCGGCTCCAGATAGTCGATGAGGATCATTTTACCCTCAGCCTTCAACCGCTCTCTCGCCATTTTCGCTCGCGCCATGATCAGCCCAGCGCTCTGCCCGATAACCTCGATTGTCTCGCCCGCCCGCAGGACCACTGAGATCGGGGACGTAGGAGTGGCCACCGTATCAAAATTCATATTCGGGGAAGTGATCACGCCCAAGATGCCGCCCGCGTCGATGTACGCGCGGCGATTCCCTTTGACGTGGAGTTCTAGGTAGGCGCTCACGCTTCGATAGCCTCAAGATCAGGAACGAAGTCTACCTGCTCAATTGGATCGACCCACGCGATGACGTGCATCCGGGTAGCCGCCGCAGCTTCCATCTTCTCGATCAGCCCAGCGTAACTGATGTCCACATGGAGGGAGACGTTATTGCGGACCTGAATGGTCAGGATCGACCGGACAGTCCCGTCCTTCTTCTCCTCGCCCTCCAGAATGCAACTGATCTCATCGACCCGGACCCAAGCCATCTTGCCCGTTGTCCGACGCAGGGCCACGAAGCCCTTACGCATCTCGAAATTAGCCATTGGCTTGGGCCCCCTTCAAAAGCTTCTGAAGCTCTGAGTCGTCGTTGCGGCCATCTTCGACCTGTTTGGCGCGTTGAACGTCCCGGTAGCGTTTCGCCCTCTCGGACTCGCTATTGCGCGGACGGCCAGGGCCCGCGCGTTTCGGCGGTTCCTTCAACCAGCCGCGCATCTCCAGCGCAGCAATGAACTTGGGATTATCCTGAAGCCTATCGACCACGCTTTCCGGGTCCTGAACCATCTCCCGGAGCAGATCGACTCCCGCGTCGTCCTGAACCTCGTCATCCGGCTTGAGCTTCTTGCGCTTCGCCAGCCAATCCTGTGCCTGAGCGAAAATCTTCATGCGGAAATTAACGTCATAGCGGGAGACCTCAAGCTTATCGTCCTCATCAAGAATCCTCAGGAACGAGAGAGCGCTCCGGTCCAAGGCCTCGTGAAGCTGTATCTCCAGCGGCCTGTCGTCTGAAAGCCGCTCGACTCCAGGCCGGGGGCTCTGCTCTAGACCGACCTGTCCCGGTGGATTTAGGGTCACATGACCCTGCGGGGCGGGGCTGGCCGCCTCTTTTGGCTGGCCGAACACTGATTTCAAGGTTCTCTCTCCGCACATCCAGATAGTCCCCGTTACGGGGCTTCACTAAGGTTCGCTCAAATGCTGCGATCAGGCTGGGGTTGATCCGCATGGCGATCTCCTTGTGGAGAAACAGGCGGTAATTCCGCCCTTCAGCCATCCTGTCCACGACGATTCGGACGCCGCGTATGCCTCGCCAAGCTCGCCAAGTCTGCCCTTGGACGTACTCAACATCCTCCAGAGAGACCGAAATCATCGCTCCTGAGGCCAGAAATACATCTGGCATGTGACCCCCGCACCGTTTGCGAGGGCCACGCTACGCCAAGATGTCCGGTTTCGCTAGGTGTTGCCGGTTTTCAGGTAGTTCTCGAAATCCACAGCCCGCTTCACGACGTATTCCGTATTCAGATTCGCGCTCTGGCCTTGGATGGCAAAGGTCAGAGCAGCGTGACGGCGCTCCTCGTCTGTGAACTTGCGCGCCTTTCCCGTCAGTTCTCCCGCGATCCCCGGCTTGATCTCCAGTGGAGCCTCAGCCCCCTCGATCTCACGCATCGTCATCGACGGACTCCGCTTCAGCTTCGTTCAGGTTCTCCAGCGCCACGTTCACACCCGCCTGCACAGCAGCAGTCGCCAGCCGCATGGGAGAAGCTTCGTCCCACTTACCCGACAGGATGTGCTCTTTCATCGTCTCATCGGGTTCGTGATTCGCCACTACGCCCCGTGCGATCTCAACAACGTCCGTCATCTAGTCCTCCTTAGCCGCCACATCGGCGGACTTCTTGAATGGATTCGCGCCCCAGCCGTCTGGGACTCGGCGGTAAATCGTCAGCCGATTGACCTTGAAGCGCTTGGCAATGGCCGACGCGCCCAGCTTCTCGACATCACGAAGATGGATGATCTTTTCAGCCGTGACCTCGTTCTTGCGGGAAGGGTGTTTTCGCCCATCATACTTCCCAGCCGACTTGGCCCGAGCAATTCCCTCAGCCTGACGCTCTCGCCTGATCTCAGTCTCGAACTCAGCAAAGGCCCCCAGCATCGTCATCATCAACCGACCAGTCGGAGTCGTCGTATCGACTGGCTGTTGGAGGCAGCGGAACATCACCCCCTTGGACTCCAGTTTGGTCAAGATGTCGATCAGGTCCACGACAGACCTAGCCAGACGATCAAGCCGGGTGACAACCAGCGTGTCGCCCTCGCGAACCCAGTCCAGCGCCATAGCCAACTCATCGCGCTTGTCCTGAGTCGTCCCACTCTGCTTCTCGGAAAATATCCGCTCGCACCCAGCGTCGGTCAAAAGCTCGATCTGAATATCGAGCGATTGGCTGATCGAGGAGACTCGCGCGTAGCCTACGATGCTCATCAGTAGGGCGCTCCTGAATAGGCCAGGACAAGGACGATTCCAGCGATCAGCAGCACGTAGCCGCCCACAATGGCGAGGGTGATCCAGATTTTCATCGCACCACCACAAAATCTTCGGCCAACAGGTCGGTCTGCGATGCCAACCACGGAACGACTGTTCCCTGCGCCGTCTTCATCGCCACGTAGGCTTGATACGGAACCAGATACCCGAACTCACTCTTCGCAACGTCAGTCTGCGCCTCATAACTCGCAGCCGGGACGTAGTAGAGATACATCCCCACCCCGTTCCAACCCATGCGCGCTACGGCCTTTCCCAGTTTCATCTGACCAATCGCTTGGCCAATCCCCATTGGGGACAGATTCTCGTCCGTCTCCTCCAGAGCCATCGCGTAGGCAATGATCGGGCATCCGTCGTCACCCTCATCGGGCCCATCGTCTGGCTCGCAGACGCAGCGGTCGCAGAACTTCGACATGAACCACATGCCTTCGTCCCCATTGCAGGGCCGATAAACGGTTCCGGGCTCGCCTTCGGTCATTGCGGTGCTCCCGCAAGGCCGCAGTAGCCGCCCGCCTCAGTGACGGTGCGCTCCCAGTAAAGGCCCTCACCGCCGTGTGGGCGCGGAGCCCGGCTCCAGCCCTCGGCCTCGAACTGCTCAAGCGTCGG